TGTTAGTGCATCAAACCCTGCATAAGCTTTTTGAGGTAGATTAAAATCCAAGAAATCATTTGATGTGTTCTGATCAGACATAATTAAGAAACAAAGTTATTCGGTTGTGATGGTGTATCCATTATTATTTAATATTGCTCTCTGTGTTGCACCATACATATCTAGAGATTCCACATCGTAATCGATTACGATCTCGTATTGTTGTTGGTCTACGTAGGGTATAATCTGCACATTTTGTAATTGTATTCTAGGTTCCATTTTTGGTAGACGAGATGTTATTATATCTCTAATTTTTGTACTTTGAAAATCATCAATAGGAGAAAATAAAAATTGTCTTAAATTAATACCAAATGTTGGGTTAAGTATTTTCTCACCAGGTGAGGTAATAAGGCAATTCGCTATGCTATTTTGAATACATTGTAGGTCATAAAGACCTTGAACGTCATGTATCTCATGATGTTTTTCAAGCTGGTCACTATAAGATACGCGGTTCTCAATTGGAAATAGTAAATCTTTAAAGACATAGCCTTCGCTTAAAGCAGTATTTTTTGCTTTATCAACTGATAGTTCGTTTAACTTTATACTAGGCATTTTATTATATTTAATACCCCACAGTGGTAAATCGAATTTAAGGAACTATAATATAATTAAAGTATGCATGTCAAAGGTAAAACTGCTGTTGAAGTAGAAATAGAACCTAAAGAACTAGTAAGTGCTCTTAAAAAAGAGTTGTATTCAAGATTAAATCTTCCAGACCCTTCGTATGAGCGAGTATATATTAAGGATGAGCGGTGGGTAAGTCAAAGGTCGGTATATACCACACACTCTTTCGAAATTGAGGAAGATTTAGGACCTGCTATAGAAGATGATATAGAGCTATTTGATGCTTTCCATACAATCGCAGAATTTCTTAGAGATTAAACTTGCATATCTGTGTGATTATCTGCAGAGTTGTATAAATAATATTATGGCAGGTAAAAAATTTGTTAAGTTACATGAGTCTTATATGCGGAGGTATGAGCGAGGAGGATTCCTCGTAGGTGACATTTTTAAGTTTAACGATAATTTCAAGAGTCAAGATAGCTACAAAGCACTTGGTGCCAAAACTCAAGAGCTAATTGACCAAATAATTGATTCAGGGCTCAATATTCAAATTGTCGGAATTAAAGATTCTTCGCCGGCAAGATACCCAGCAAGCAGCCAGACATCTACATTAAATGTTATTTTAAATATAGCATTAGATACCGGCGGTGGTAGATATTCTCATTACTGCTCTATTCCAGGTGACTTAGGGCAATCCGTGCAATATGCTCCTAACCTTGCACCAATTCCTGATGCATTAAAAAGAGCAGATAAAGTTAATATCAAGCCGGAAGAATTTGTAGAAGATGAAGAAAATCTCGCTAACAGAGCTGATCCCGGTGGAACAGAGCCTCATGATTTAGTACCCACAAATAGGTCTCTCCCGAAGAAAAACACCGTAATTCCTTCTGATCCTGCAACACCATCACAAGCGGTAGCTTCTTATACCAATGAGTATCTTGGTGATTTGACTAAGGGGTAATTAAATCTTTTCTAGATTTACAAAACACGCGAACGCGTTTATTTCTTTATCTACAACAAACGCACTCTTATAGAGATGATCTGCAATAATAGCAATCATCTCTTTCTTTTTTATATCTGCAATATTAGCATTGTAGATAAAATCTAGATAGTTGCAAAGTAATGTATCGTAATCACCTTGAAACCTATCTTCATTCTCAATGAGATATCTTCTAGCATCTAAACATTTTTCACTAGCTATTTTTTTGTAAATTGTTTCTAGTAGCTCGTTATCAGTATTAATACTTGTAATGCAAAGCTCTGAGTCAATAATATTCTTTTGAAGTTCGTTGATTGTTTTTCTAAGATCCGGAAAACTCTTTTTAACCAACTGTACAAACTTCTTTTTCTGCTCTTCAGGAACTGTTACACTCTCCTGTTGTAAAATGTTATAGCACCTCTTAACTGCTAAGTCTAAGACTGGCTTAATAATCAGCGACTGACATCTTGACTGCACAGCTGGAATAATCTTATGCTTGTAGTTTGCTGTAATAATAAACCTACAATACTTAGCATATGACTCCATAGTATTACGAAGCGCTGCTTGGGCTTGAGTCGTCAACCCGTCACCCTCGTCTAGAATTACGACCTTAACGCCCCCATCAAAAGATTTAGTCTGTGCAAAGTTAGTAATGTTATGTCTGATCGTATCAATACCAGACTCGTCGGAAGCATTAATATACAAATAATTACATTTTAGAATATCATTAACAATAACTCTTGCTAACGTTGTTTTACCGGTACCGGGATTACCAACAAATAAAAGATTAGGAATTTCATTTTTAAACTCTTTGACTACTCGTAATGTTTCATTATCCAATATAATATCATCTAGCGTCTGCGGACGATATTTTTCTACCCAAATTTTATCAAAATCTACCATAATTATTTACCAGAAGAACCAAAACCTTTAGCACCCCTTTCAGTCTCTTGAATGTCACCCTCTTGTACTTCGACTGTATGATTAGTATATACTACAAATTGCGCAATTCTATCACCAGCTTTGACTTCGTAATCTTTATCTGTAAGATTGTATAGCTTAACACCAGCATCGCCTCTATATCCACTATCAATTATCCCAGGATGTGGTAAAATCCCGTGTTTAAATCCCATACCGGATCTACCCTCTATTTTGATCCAAAACCCCGGGTCAATATGCGCAAACTCTAAACCAACATCTATTACAGCAGACCCACGCGCAGGTATAACTTTATCTACAACCGCCGTTACATCGAGACCTGTATCATCCTTATGGTTTTTACAGGGGAGAACCGCCCTCTCATTAGTTTTCTTAAACTTTAATAACATTACTATATAATAGCGGGGTAATAAAAAAATTCAACTATAGATTAAATATATGTGTAATGGCTAATCACGAATTAGATGAAGCGGTAAACGATATTATTACTCAAATTAACGGTAGTAAAGAAGCTGCTCAGAATACCATTGATTATCTAGTAA